ACGCTAACGAGTTAGGTAAAGCTCTTGCAGTTCGTTTTGACACAGCTATTGCTAAAGTGTTCATCGCTGCTGCTCGTTCATCTGCTGTTATTACTGGCGGTAAGACTGCTGGACAGCTTGATGTTGCTAACAACGACTTCTCTGCTCCTGATACTCCAGGTACTCCTGCTGCTATCACTGGTGCTGACCTCGTTGCTGCTTTCTTCACCGCTGCTCAAAAGCTTGACGAAAACGATGTTCCTAGCGACGGTCGTTTCTGTGTTCTTCGCCCAGCTGACTACTACAAGTTGATCACTGGTGCTGACGCTTCCAACAGCTTCTCCCTTACTTCTGCCGTTAACTCGGACATCGGAGGTCAAGGTGGTCTTGCTACTGGATCGATCCCACAAATCGCTGGTATCAGCATCTTCAAGTCCAACCACATTCCATCAACTGATCTTAGTGCTGTTTCTTCTGGAGACGGTGGATCGAACAATGATGTGTTTGGTTCAGGTGGTGTTGGATACAACGGTGACTTCCGTAACAGCATTGGTATCGTTTCTCACTCCGCTGCTGTCGGAACCGTTAAGTTGCTTGATCTTGCTACCGAATCCGAGTATCAGATCGAGCGTCAAGGTACGCTATTTGTTGCTAAGTATGCTATGGGTCACGGAGTTCTCCGTCCTGAGTGTGCTATCGAATTAGTAGCATAACCGTTTCTCTCGGTGTTGGGAGGTCTGTGATTCGTTCCGCTCCCTCCATCGGGATTACTTTTTATATAGAGCTATGGCACTTACGACTAAACTAAATGCAGTAAACACGATGATCTCCGTTATAGGAGAAGCACCAGTAAATACATTAGGAGGAACAGCAGTTCCCGTATCAGTCGTACAAGCGGAAGCAGTGCTGGACGAAACCAGTAAAGCCGTACAGTCAGAGGGTTGGCACTTCAATACAGAACATGAATACACCCTTACTCCTGACGCTTCCACATCTAAGATTAACCTACCAAGTAACACACTGAAGGTAGACTTAGACCCACAAATTTATACAGACAGCGATCCAGTACAGCGTGGACTTACTCTATACGATAGAAAGAATCACACGGATGTCTGGTCCAAGGAGGTTAAAGCCTCCATTACTTTTGAGTTAGCATTTACAGATATGCCTGAGCAGTTCAGACACTACATCACAGTTAAAGCAGCTCGTATCTTTGCTAACAGATTCTTAGGTAGTAGAGAGATTGAAGGGTTTGCTTTGAGAGACGAGATAGAAGCTAAAGCCCGTGCTATCGATAGTGACTCTGAGAATGCAGACAGAACTATCTTTGACCACTACAGCGTACTTAGAGTATTAGATAGATAAGATATGCCTCTGTTAGTAAACAGTGTACCTAACCTAGCACAGGGCGTATCGCAGCAGCCTGACAATCTTCGTTATCCTGGACAGTGCGACGAACAAATCAATGCTTGGGCTACTGTTGTAGAAGGGTTGGTAAAACGACCACCTACTAACTACACAAAGAATATAGACGCTACTGATCCTGGTGCTAACTTGTTCACCCACTTTGTTAAGAGAGACGAAACGAATAAGTACTGTGTTACAGTGTCTCTAGGTAATACTGTATCGATAGGACAAGTAGGTGTTATTGATCTTGATACAGGAAACAAAGTATCGGTAGCTGTAACATCTATAGCTAATAGTTATCTTACTGGTATCAGTAATCCGTTAGCAGACCTACGAGCTTTAACAGTAGCTGACTATACATTCCTTGTTAATAAAACAAAAGAAGTTGAAAAGAATACAGTTTCTCTTGGTCAAATACCAGCTGATGAAGCTATTGTTTTTGTTAAGTTAGGCGATTACAATAAAGCCTACAGCATATATATAGATGATAGTTTAGTTCCTTTAGCTAGTACTTTAGCAACCAATCCGCACTCATATACACAGCATGGTTTTGAACCTGCTACTTATATCAGCGGAGGTTCTAGTACAGCTAAATACGCAGATACTGGTTACATAGCACAGGACTTAGCTACTTGTTTAGAAGATGAGTTTGATGGTACATTAGTAGGTATAGATTCTATTACAGTTACTGCTGGAGGTAGCGGTTATATTGGTGGTAATCAAAAAAGAAAAGTAGAGGTAGAAGTTACGCAACCAACATTTGGGGACGGAACAGCAACTGCTTTAGGTGTAGCTACCGTCAATTGTGTGACATATTTTCCGTCATCCTCTGACTGCACAGGTACAATAGCTAGTGTTGATATGGTCCGTGTGGGTAGTAACTTTAGTTCAGACCAAACTACCTATCCTTTAGTATTTACTACTAAGGAGTGGTACTACAGTGATTTAAGTCAATCTTGGGTTCCTATAACTAGAGGATCGGGTGCTACATTCACAGCTACTACAACTACTAGATCAGCTGTAGAAATAACAAGAAACGGTAGCGTTATTCGCATCAAAAGTACAGACGGTCCGTTTAAGATACGAGTAGAAGATGGTTTATCCAACGAAGCGTTAGGGTTAGCGTACCAAGAAATATCTAGTATTACTGATCTACCCAAGTCTTGTTTTAATAACTTCACTGTAAAAGTATTAGGAGATGCAGATATAGACCAAGACGATTACTTTGTTAGATTCTCTACTAAAGATAAGTCAGAGTTTGGAGAAGGTACTTGGGTAGAGACTGTTGGTTGGACGAGAGATGAAGCGGAAAGCGGAGAGCTTACTCCTATAGAAGTTAAGTTCGATGCTAATACTATGCCCATCACTCTTGTTCCCGTTTTAGACAGTAGCGGTAATGTAGATTCTTTTAAATTACAATCACCAGAAGAAGACCTAGATTTAACAGCACCCGCAGTAACTGGTTGGAGAGGAAGGACAGCAGGTAACGATGAAACTAATCCATTCCCATCTTTTGTAGGTAATACGATCAACGATGTATTCTTCTTTAAGAACCGTTTAGGATTCCTGACAGATAGTAATGTAGTATTCAGTGAAGCAGATGAGTACTTTAACTTCTTCCGTACTACTACACAACAGCTACTAGATAGTGCACCGATAGATGTAGGACTTAGCCATACAAAGGTAGCAGTTCTTCAACACGCTGTACCATTCCAAGAGAAGTTAATGTTGTTTAGTAAGCAGTCACAGTTCGTACTTAGAGGAGCAGAGGTGTTAAGTCCTAAGACTGTAGCAATAGCTCCTGTTACTGAGTACGATATATCTGACACCGTAGAACCAATAGCACTAGGTAATTACATATACTTCACATTTAAAAGAAATGACTTTGAGGGTGTGTACGAATACTATGTTGATAACAACACCGAGACATTCAACAGCGAAGAGATCACTCAACAGATACCTAAGTACATCACAGCTGATGTTAAACGGATAGTTGGATCACAAGCTGAGAACACGATTGTTATTGGTACAAGTGCAGACGCTAAGACATTGTTTGTATATAAGTACTATTGGAGTAATAAAGAAAAGATACAGAGTGCTTGGATGAAGTTTACATTTGATCGTGATGTACGAGGGTTTGACTTTATCGACAGTAACTTGCATTTACTAACAGCAGACAGCGAGGGCTTACACTTAGAACAGCTGACCCTGGAAGACGGTATTAAAGATACTGGATTAGATTATACATTGTATCTGGATAGCAGGGTGGATGGTAGTACATTGACTACTAGCTACGATGCAGCTTCTAAGACTACTACTATATCTAACTTCCCTTATGATCCTGTAGATGTAGAGATATACACAAAGACTGGACACAAGGTAGCATTTACTAGAACATCAGCTACAGCAGGTACGGTCGGTACAGACTTAACTTCTACAGACTTCTTTGCAGGTGTACCGTACAATATGTTGTACAGGTTCTCTGACCAAACACTTAAACAACCAACAGAAAGAGGAGGTCGTAGTGCTTCTGACTATGCATTCCAAACGATCCGTAACGGTAGTATAAACTATGCAGATACCGGACACTTCACTGTTGAAGTAACACCTAAGTACAGAGATACATATAGCTACGCATTCAATCCTGACATTGTTGGTGCTAACTTAACACTTAATACATTTGTACCACAGAACGGTCACTTCAGATTCCCAGTACAAGCACAACCAGAAGAAGCTACGATTGAAGTGAAGAGTAGTTCTGCCTTGCCTGTTAAGTTATTAGCTGCAGAGTTTGAGTCCATGATGATACCGAGAAGCAGAAGATATGGAGCTTAGGATAGATGAAGCACAAGGAGATATGGATGCAGTTGATCTGTATGAAGACCTACGGGAGGAAGACATGTTAGAGATTCTTGGACTGATGCACCACCCTAGAGATGCTGTGTATATGTCGTACGCTACATCAAGCAAGTGCTACAGTGTACGGGATGAGATGAACAATCTATACTGCTCGTTTGGAGTAGCTCCTATCAACGGTACTAATATCGGAAGTGCTTGGTTATTAGGGACTAGAAGATTACCACAGATCAAGAAGTTCTTCTTGCAACACTCTAAGGAGCGGATGCAGGAACTACTGGTAGGATTTGATTACTTAACTAACTTTGTCATGCGTACTAACAAGTTGAGTATTAGATGGTTGGAGTGGTTAGGTGCTGAGTTTAACGATTGTCAGTACGAGAACTATCTGTCATTTATATTAGAGAGGAAGTAATT